GGAACAGGTCGCAGTTCGCGCTGCCGGGGTCGCGCGGCCCGGCGGGGACGCGACCGGGCGCCGGGGGCACCGCCGCGAGCTGGTCGACCAGCTTCCCGATCGCGCCCTTGTCCGGCTTGCCGTCTTTGAGCAGCTTGGCCATGTCGAGCACCGCGAGCGCCGCGTCCGGGTTGGTGATCCGCCCGGCGGCCTGCGCCCGGAACTCAGCGGCGGCTAGCTCCTGCGCGTGCTCCAGGGCGGCCTCAGCCTTCCCCTCGTCGCGGGCCTTGGCGACCGCCCGCTCCTGCTCGGTCATGCCGTCCCGCTTGAGCTGGTCCAGCGCCTTGCGGTCCTCGGCGCGGAGCCTGCGCTCCTCGGCGAGCGCCGCCTCCACCTTGGCGAGGTCCTCGGCGGTGACGGCCTTCGGCGCGGGCGGCGGGGAGGGCGGCGCGGGCGGCCCTGGTGCGGGCGGGGAGGGCGGCGCGGGCGGCGCCGGGGGTGTGGGGTCGCCCGCCGGGGGTGTGGTCATGCCGGGGCTCCTTCCGGTTCTGGTGCGGGTGCGGGCGGCGGTGCGGCGGCCTGCTCAGCGGCCAGCATCCCCTCCCACCGCTCGATTTCCTGCGGGGTGGCGCCCCACCGCTGCCAGAGCACCTCGCGGGGCACCCCCAGCGTCGCCATCTTGACCAGCGCGTCGACCCGCTGGCCCTCGCTGCGCGTCTCGAAGTCCGCCCAGATGACCTCAGCGGACACGTCCACCGCGGCCGGGCTCCCGGCGAGCTGGAGCGCGAGCCGTATCGCCTCCTCGTACCCCTCGCCGAAGTGCAGCGACCGGCGCCGCACCTTGGCGACCAGCCCCGTCTCGGCCGCCTTGATCGCGTCCGCGGACAGGTTCACCAGGTGCCCGGTCAGGTAGTGCGCGGGGGTCTGCGTGATCGCGGCGAGCATCGTCACGTCCTGCTCCACCGACGCGAGGTAGCCGCCCAGCGTCGACTCCTGGAACGCGCCGAACCGGCCGCCCTCGTTCTCGTTGGTGAGCAGCCGGTTAGACCCGATGTCGAAGGGCCGGACCACCTTCACGGCCTCGGCGCCATCGGCGGTCTTCACCACGTCGCGGGCGATGCGGATACCAGTCGCCCAGATCTGCCGGAAAGCGCCGTAGTCCATCGCGACGGCCCGGTTGAACAGGGTGGTCTGTATCCGGTCCTGGATGGCCAGGGCGGGCGCCAGCTCCGAGCGCGGCCAGCCGACCGTCCGCGGCTGCGGCACCAGCTCGATGAGCCCCACCGTCCCGGCCGGGTTCGGCGCCACCTCCGGGCCGAGGTCCCACGGGTTCCAGGTGATGATCTCCTCGGGCGTGATCAGCACCTCGATATCGCGGCCGGGCTCGCCGGGCACCTCCTGGAACCGCTTGTACCCGGCGAGGCGCCGCCGCCGGTTCCCCGGCTGGTACAGCACGGTCGCCTGTAGCGGCGACTCAGCCGTGATGGAAACGCCGGTCGGGTTGTCCTCGTCGGGCTGCACCAGCACGAACGAGGAGCCCATGACCAGCGCGTCGGTCTGCACCAGCTCGCTGTCGGCGTCCATCTGGTTGGCCTGCCAGAGGGTCCAGGCCGCCTCGCTGGCGTCGTCGTCGCCGAACCGGAAGCCGACCACCTGGAGCCGCTCGGCGACCGCGTTCACGATCAGCTCGCACCAGTTCGCCCCGGACTCCTCAAGGAACGTCTGGAAGGTGCGCCGCTCCTCGGTGTCGAGCAGCGCGATCACGCCCTGCTCGCCCTCGTAATACTGCTGGAACTCGCGGGCGCGGCCCGCCTGGGTGTCGAGCTTGTTCGCGCACGCCGCCCGCAGGTCGTCTACCTCGGCCATCGTGCCGCCTCCTTTTGTCTCACGTTGTCAACTAGAACCCCGCCGCCGCGTACTCCTCCGACCGTGAGGACCGCCGCAGCGCCCGGTCCAGCCCCATCACCGCGGCCACGATGCCGTCGATCTTCTCGGCGGACTTCTGCCGGTCGAACTTCACGTTGCCCGCCCCGTCCGTCCTGGTGACCGCGTTGCCCGCCTGCCACCGGGCGATCCCCGACCCGCCGTGCCGCAGCTCGGACGCGGCGACCAGCCGCAGCAGCTCAGCCGACGACGCCGACATGTTCCGCGCGCTCTGCGCGAACGGCACCATGACCCACCCGTCGTCGGCCAGCTCCACCGCGAGCTGGACCGCGTTCCACGGGTCGAACGCCATCTCCGCGATCCGGTACACCAGCCGGTCGGCGTTGAGCGCCGCGCGGATCGTCTCGTAGTCGGTGACCGGGCTGTCGGTCAGCGTCAGCTCGCCCCTGGCCACCCACAGCTCGGCCTGGCCGCCGGTTCGCCGGGACAGGTCCGCGAGCCGCGCCGCGGGGCAGAAGTGCCGCCAGATCACGTCATAGGCGCCGTCCGCGGCGGGGAAGACCAGCGCGTAGGCGGCGAGGTCCTGGGTGGCCGCCAGGTCCAGCCCGGCGAAGCACTCGGCGCCCGCCAGCTCGCCCGGCATCTCCGCGGCCGGGACCGGCCCCGCGGACTCGTCCCACACCGGCATCGAGATGGCCCGCCCGACCTTGGAGGTCGGCTGGTTGAGCCGGAACTGGCGGAATGACCGCTCCGCGGCCGGGTTGCGCTGCGCCGTCCGGCACTCGCTGGCCAGCACCCGCTCATCCAGGAAGTCGCCCAGCGCCGGGTTCGCCTGCCGCCAGGTGGACGGCCTGGTCCAGTCCGCATCGTCGGCCGCGCGGAAGATGACCACCAGCCGCTCGGGCTCCAGCTCGGGGTCCTCGGCGATCCGCTCCGACCACTCCCGCTCCGTCGCCGCGAACCCGGACGGGTCGCTCTCGGCGGTCGTCGCGAGCAGCAGCAGCGGTTGGGCGCGGGTGCCCATCGAGGTCCGCATCGTGTCGAACAGGTCGCGGCCCCGCTGGGTGAGCAGCTCGTCAATCACGGCGCCCGAGGGCTCCTCGCCGAGGTTGCCCTCCGCGTCGCCCGCCGCCACCGCGTAGAAGCTCGCCGTCGACTCGTCCACGATCCGCTCGGCGCCGCGGATCACCTGGAGCCGCGCCCGCAGGATCGGGCTGTTCACCGCCATCCGCGCCGCGACCCGGTACACGAGCCCGGCCTGCCCGGAGTCCAGCGCGAGCCCGTAAATCTCGGCCGCCGCCTCGCCATCCGCGACCAGCAGGTACAGCACCAGCCCGGCGAGCAGCTCAGTCTTGCCGTTCTTCCGCGCGACGTTCAGGTAGAGGATGCGGTACTTGCGCACATACCGGCGCCGCCGGTCGTCGTAGACCACCTGCCCGATCAGCGGCGCCAGCACCCGCTCACGCTGCCACGGTGAGGGGATGAACGGCTGCCGCGCGTAGTCGCCCTTCGTGTGGGTCAGGATCTCGGTGAAGAACGCCACCACGTGCCGGACCCGCCCCGCGCAACGGTGCTCGCCCCGCTTCCTGCACCGCACCCCGTCAAGGGTGTAGCCGCAGACCGGCGGGCTAGCCATCGCGCACCAGCGGCGGGTCGCCGGTCGGGTCGCCCCGCTCGGCCCTGACCTGGCACCCCCACGTCATCGCCGCCGACAGCACCGCCCCGATCCGGTTCAGCTCAGCCGCCGCCGCCTCGGCCATCTCCGCGAGCGCCGCGTTCATGGCCTCAGCCCAGTTGACCGGGGGCCGCTCGTCAGCCATCAGTCAGCAACCGCTCCGCAGCACTCGCTATGGACCCCTGCACCCGCAGCCCCGACCGGGCCGAGGGCGTGAACCCGAACTCCCGCGCCATCACCCGCAGCGCCGCCTCCGCATCCCGCACCTGCCCCCACAGCGGGTTCTTCACGAACACCGTCTCCTCCCCCTCACCACTCCGCTTGAAGACCGGGGGTGACGAGGCCGCGAGCTGGGCCAGCCGTCGCCACCGGGCGAAGCACTCGCAATAGGCCGCCAGCAGGTCCACGTCGGCCGCCGTGACCACCCCCATCGCCACCAGGTGCGGCCCCAGCTCGTCCCACTTCTCGACCGCCCCCTTCGACAGGTACGGGGGCCGGATCACGGGCAGCGCCGCCGGGCGCGGCTCGTCCCGGTTGATGCGCTCCGTGTGGCCACCGTGCAGCACCCGCAGGGCGGTGGGCTTCGCGGCTGGACCCCTAGCACCCACCACGCACCCCCAGCACCCCATCGCGGGCGCGGAGCGCCACGCTGCGGGCCGAACGCGGGCAACGGCACACGCTGAGACCTTGGGGCGGCAGCGTGGCGCTCCGGGCCGCGCAGCGCGTCGCGGGGTGGGGGGTCACCCCTCGCCGCCCGTGTCTCGGGGAGTACCTCTTAGCCGCGCCTTCACGACCCCACGTTTTGGCGGTTCCATCGAATCGCGATTCACGAATCACGGGACGAAGCTCCTCGACTGTCGGCCCGGCTGGCGCCGGGGGTTGATCACCGATCGCCAGTGCTGGTGCTGGACCAGCGAGGGCACGTGGTGGTGGTAGGACTCGCCGCGCTCCACCAGGAGGGCGCGCACGGTGAGGTCAACGCCGGTCGGGTCGGCGATGCGGCCCGGCCAGCCCGGCGCGAACCCGGCCAGCGGCCCGGCCAGCCGGGCGGGGACGTAGAAGCACTGCGCCATCAGGAACGTGCGGCCCGGCTCGGTGCGGCTGCCCGTCGTCTCGTCGGCGCCGCGCATCGAGAAGAACTGGACCACCTGGTCGCGGTGGGCGGCGATCACCGCTTCCACCTTCTCGCGCCACCCTTCGGTGAGCTGAACGTCGTCCTCCAGGTGGATCGCGGCGCCGCCCGCGGCGGCCCGCAGCGCGTCGATCCACGTGACGTAGGCGTGGTGCTGCACGTCCCACACGATCCGGCCGCCGGTCGCGGTGCGGAGCGCCCGAGCGTTGTCGGCCCGCCGGTCGTCCCACGGCACCGCGCGGATGAATGCGGGGATCATGACCGGGCCGCCTCGTCAAGGCTGGCGGGCAGCTTCGCGGCCAGGTAGCGGGCGAGCAGCGGGAACGCCTCGGCGGGCGATAGCGGCTCGTCGCGGTCCACCGCGATGCACAGCTTCAGCACGACCGGCGGCGGGTCCATCCGCGGGTCGGGGACGCCGTGGTGCGGCGAGTGGGTGTCGAGCGCGTACATCACGCCGGGCACCAGCGGCGGGTGCCAGGTCGCGGGGTCGCCCTCGAACCGGGGCAGCCCGCGGAGCCGGTTGCCGTCGTTGCGGACCACGAGCTGATGGGAGTACCGCGCATAGGCGGGGTCGTAGTGCAGCGTGGTCCCGCCGCGGGTCAGCAGCCAGTGGACCCCGTCCGGGTCGTGGCCGAACGTCTTCAGCGACCGGCCGCGCCCGCCGGGCAGCAGCCGGGCGAGCACCGCATCGGAGTAGTCGCCGGTCGCGGGTGTCCGGGTGCGGACGGTCCACAGCACCGGCACCGCGACCTGGCCGGGGCGCAGCTCGGCGCTCGGCTCGACGGCGGCCATCAGGTCACGGCCCCGACAGCCATCCGGCCTCCCGGTGGGTGATCACCGAGTGGCACGCCGCGCAGAGCGAGGCCAGGTTGTCCGGCCCGTGCCCGGCCCGCCGACCGCGGATGTGGTGGACCTCCGTCGCGGGCGCCCCGCAGTCGCGGCACCGCGGGTACGCGGCGAGCTGCGCGGCGCGGATCGCTGGCCAGCCGGGCGGCATCGGCTCGGATGTGCGGAACGGCGCGGGCCGGTGAGCGTCGCACCAGCCGTCGTCTCCCGCCCACTCGGGACACCAGCGGTTCCGGCAGCCGCGGACCAGCGGCACGGCTACCCGGCATCGGCGCCGACCCCTGCCCGCTCCCGCGCCCACCGCAGGATCGTGTCGGCTGGCTTGTCACCGAGCGCGGCCTTGACCACGTCGGCCTCGGCGTCGGCGAACGTCAGGTGCAGCCGGTACACGTTGCGGTCGTTGCGGGCCGCCTGCCGCTCGGCCTCGGTGGTGGCCGCCGCGATGCGCCGCTCCCG